CAAAGCAAAAGTTAAGGCTGCTGAAGCTGAGACTAAAATGAAGATTGCTACTGGTGAGATTAGCTGGGAGCAAGCTGCTATAGAGGCCAGTGCAGATAGCTGGAAAGACGAGGCTTGGACTCTTTGCTTTATTGCCATAGTGCTAGGTTCATTCGTGCCTTGGCTACAGCCATACATGAAGCAAGGCTTTGAGAATCTTTCTGCTGCCCCATCGTGGTTTAGTTGGGCAATGTACGCCAGCATAGCGGCCTCTTTTGGTATAAGGACAATGAAAGGATTTAAGAAATGAGTTTTAAGTTAAGCGAACGTAGTCTTGGTAGGCTCGAAGGTGTTGATGAAAACATGGTTGCTCTTGCTAAGTATGCAATAGGTATTACTAAAGTTGACTTTGGCATTCCAAGTTTAGGTGGGCTTCGAACAATGGAACAACAGCGCCAGCTTGTGGACAAGGGTGCATCTCAAACCATGAAGTCAAAGCATCTCGAAGGAATTGCAATAGATACAGTAGCTTACATAGGGTCAAGAGTATCTTGGGAACTCAATCTGTATGATGATATTGCGGATGCCATGAAGCAAGCGGCTAATGATCTTGGCATTCATGTTCGCTGGGGTGCAGCATGGCACATCAATTCAATAGGTGAGTTCGAAGGATCAATGGCTGACGCAATGAATGAGTACATCGATCTTCGAAGGTCACAAGGTCGTAGGCCATTCATCGATGCCCCACATTTTGAACTTAGTTTGTGACTACATACTTTCTAACGGTACTCATACTGACACCAACGATCTTGGCTGTTGATCCTACGCACCAGTCTTTGCTTAGAAAATATTTTATGTCGTCAACTTCCTGATCAGAGAGGGGATTGTTTCGCCACCCCTCTCCAAACGTGGCAGATCTTGGTGTCTGCTTTGGCTTACTATTGCTCGATAGTTTGCCGCGTCTTTTATGTACGTTCAATTTACCCTCCACTTTATACAACCTATGATTGCATAGTTTAGCATCTTGTATCATTTGTTCTAGTGTTGTCATTATTTATCCTCTGAAAAAAAGACCAGCCCCGAAGGGCTGGCAAGTTACAAGAGAGTCGCGAGGTTAACAGGCATGTTAAGCAGTGTAAGCGTACTCCCTTGGAGAACGTGTCTCCATTAAAACGGTATATCATCTTCTTTCAAGTTATTATTTGGCTGTTCTTCATTTTTATTTTGTGGATCAGAGATTGCAAATGACATGTAAGGCTTGCCATCTTTCATTCTTCTCCATGCTGCCAGTCGTTTGTCTGTATGTGGTGCAGTCCAAGGTACTTGCTTGTCTGCTGTATCGTATAACTTACCAGTATAATCTGGTGCGCTATCTTTGGCATTGTCATTCTTAAACATGACACCAACCTTTTCGTATACTTCCATGACTTCCATGCCAGACTGCGTGACTCTCCGTACTACATTGTACTTACCGTCACGCCCCTCCACATTCATCTTACCTTGCAAGATCATTTTCATATCCTCGAAGGGTGGGAATGCCACACCATCATTTACATTATCATATTCTGCCAAGCTTCTGACTCCTTTTGCTTAGTGTTGGTGAGGGGTTCTTGGGAAACCTCCCCCTCGATAAGGCTTTGCGGATTGAAAAGGAACAATCCTCCCCAAGAATTACCAGCTAGTGTTGCTAGCGTGTACTGTCTTTGGTTGGGGTGCGTCACCCGAACTGATGACCTTCGGTGCCGCCCCCCTCGATGCTTGATTACCATCGTCATCTTCAGCTGGAAGATTAAGCAACGACATAATGCCATAGCGTCTAGCATATGTGATCGCACTGCCTAGTCCCTGCATATCATTCTTGCCTAGCACAAGGGGTATGGCTGTTGCAAAACCCTCGCCACTCTCATGCAGTAACTCTGTTGTGATGGTCATGCCATGCTCGTTCTGTGTTGATCGATGTATCAGTAAGAATCCATGCTTTGACAATGGCTCAGTCACTGCCTCGATCACACCTTCGAGTGTAGCGTATTTGCTTTTGTAGTGTGGGTTAGTGCCACTCTTCTTAACTGGCTGTATGTCTGCTCTTGCATTCATAAGCAGCCGGATAATATTTGGTTTAGTTTTGGTAGTCATTTCGTTCTCCTTGTTATTCTAAGATGTCCGCGCTTGTCACGCTTGACGGTGAGTTGGTCGCAATAAACTTCTCGTTCGTTATCACTGACCATTTGCTTGAGATCTTTCTCAGCATTCTTGAAGACTTTGTTTTGTTCGTATCCATGAATGTAGGTGACTGCTGCATCAACGAATTCGTTTTCGAGTGACGCATCTCGTGTGACCATATCATCCAACGGAACTGATAGTCTTGATAGTTTCGTTGCCTCAACTCCAACAGGCTGTTCATCGCGCACAACGTAACCCCAGAAGTCTGACACCACTGCCCACATAGAATTGAAATAGTCTTCATCGTACTTGACATGTATGCACTCCCAGTTGCTGTTGCCGAATATCACAGAAAGATACACACCCTCTGCCTTTGCCATGTGACAGTAGAACTGTAGCTGTGGCATGTACCGATCTAGCATCTTGTCCATATTATAGAAGTTGTTTGTATGCTTGGCTTCAATAATATTTCTTTCACCTTGTATGGCACCATCGATCGTGCCTTTGACTGGCACATTACCAACAGTACCAGTAAACTCACGTTGATGTGCAACAACAGCTTTAGCTTCGTGCAAAGCAAACCATTTGAGATTGAAGTTTTCAGTATAAGTACCTAGCTGAACAGGTAAGTTCCGTAGTAAAGACTCTGGTTCTTCACGACCTGTCTTTACATTCCAGAGTTCGAGCCAATAGCCTTCCATTATTTTGGTGCAGTCACTGCCACCAATGAAACCTTTACGTTCCATGTTACGTTCTCCTTTTATTATTTTTATTTTGTTACCCTACTATAAATAACAGGGTAACAGATTGTTACCTTACGTAACTTCTTTTAGTTTTTCATGCTGATTAATTAAATTTAGGATCATTAAGTCAGCAGCATCTTGATTGTATGTAGCTCGAAGCATACGAGCATACGCATTTCGATGAGGTTCAAAGTCACTCTCATTGAGTAGTTTTTTGTCAATCATTTCAAGGGCTTCTCTTCCCCATAAATAATTGTGACCAACGTAGTCTCGATCCTTGATACGCTTTGCCATAATCTCATGAGTGTCAGGTGACCAGCGTTTGCTGGCCTCCCTTTGCTTCTGTCTGTCTTCTGCATAAATTTCATGCGATGATCTGCTTAGACTCTTTGCCCAGACATCATCTTGTACTGCTCGACCTATCGATTTCATTGTGCAATCCAATACTCTTTTACTTTTTTGCCAGTCTCGACCTCAATAAATTGACTGTCGATTGACACACCTGACTGCTTTAGGTCAGTGATTCGTGATGCCAGTCGAAAGCATTTAAACTTTTCGAGTGCAGTAATTGCAGTAATAGTATGGCCTTGCTCAAGATAGCTCTTGATCTGTTTGTTCTGTGATTCCATGGTCGTTCTCCATTAGTTGTTGAAATGTTTTGCCACTCATTATGACTAGCGTTTGCGGAGTTCCCCTCCGTCTTTTATAAAAGGCAATGTCCCTGCCTTCTAATACTTTAAAGGGGCTAGGGAAGGATGCTGCATCACGATACTTTACCTCACCTACCATTTCAAGTCCTTTGATTTCGAGCTTGATGTCCCCAGAATACTCTCCTCCCAAACTGCCTGAGAGGGGCTGGCGTTTCGCTTTGATCTTCGCTTTGATTTTGTTGAGCCAATCAACAAACCACTTTTCGTGGTATGTTCCTTTGATCTTGTTACGGTTTGCCATCTGTCCTCCTCATAGCAGTTAAGACACACATACCAGTGCTTCTGTGTAGATCTACCACTTTTGTTTTTTAGTATAGCAACAAACCATTCCGTATTACTTTCGCAACTGACGCACGTTATTGTTACTCTCTTTTTTCTTGACTTCGATGTCATATCCTAATGCCTCTAACCAACACATAAGAAAGAAACCAGACGGTACTCTCTTGTGCTGTTCCCATTTATGAATCAATGATTCGGTACAGCCTATGATGTTAGCCAGCTGCGGCTGGCTTAATCCTTTGTCATGTCTCGCATCAATGAGCATCTGAATCATCTCATTGTAGTTGTGAGACAGTCTTGTGTTAGGCAATTAGAAATCTATATCCTCTTCTTGATACGCAATGCCAAGACCTTGACACTCAGGGCATACTTCGGTGGCACTATCTATGCATCCAACATCTCTGTCAAATCCGTGTGAGGTAGGCACATCGTATTCGATGTACCCATCACCACCACATTCTTTACAAAGTTTAGTATGGGATGTCGTCATTTAGATTCTCCTGTCCTCTCAAGTGTTCATCCTCCCAATTCTTGGTAGCACGATCTACAAATTTGTCCCAATTAAAATTAGAATTGGTACGCTTGAGTTCATCAGCCACTTGCTCGATGCCAGTCGCCCAACTCATGTGTGGCATAATATAATCCGCAATAAACTCGAAGTCTCTGCGTGTAAATTTAGGTGTTGATCTGTTATTCATTAGTCCATCCTCACTGCATGATGCCCTGATCCTGTTGGTATACCCATGACTGAGTAAGGGTAGAAGTAAACAGTTCCATCCCTAGTTTCCCATGTCATGTATGGATACATTGGATCATCTTCTGGGTATCGATAGATACCTTCTGCATCTATCTCTCCACCAAGAGGTTTGTCTTTTACTGACATGCCAGCACGTTGCTTATATGACTTGTCAAGATGATCGATGAGTGTCTCATCAATACCCATAGAGTATCGAAGGTTCCACTCCATGACCCAAAGCGGAACGTATCCACCCCAAGCCATCATATCATCTGTTGTCATATCGAATCGTTTTTTATCGAAAGTTATCTGCATTACGTTCTCCTTAATCTACTGTGGTTGTTAGTGTGAGGTTGTATCTTATCCAATCATCTACAATCTCCTCGATTGCAGTTGTGTGATATCCAATATCAAACTCTGATTCTTTGTAACCATCGAGCTTATCATCAATCATCTTTTCTATTTGTGGTTTCATAATCTCGAATAGCACTACTGCTAGCCTTGATTCTTTCTCTGATAAAATATCAGTTGTGTTTACTTCACTCATATTACGTTCTCCTTTTGTGATAAAAATCCCAGTTATATTCTGCGATACGTTTATAGTTAGGCTCGAGCCGATGGCTCGAAGGTGATCATGCTCAAGCTCTGCTTGAGTTGCATGACACACCACTTTGACACCAAAGGTGTCAGACACATCAAGGATGTGTCAAGCGGTGCGAAGCACCGCGAAATTTTGGGAGGGCCGAAACCCTCCCTTACTTCTACGCTGATAAAGCGTTGAACTCTGCAACTATCGTTGCCATTTCTTCGGACATCTCACCATCGATGGCATTTGCTGCAACGCTAGTGAACTGCTTGCCAGTCAACTTCTTGTAAGCTTTCTGCGCTGCTTTCAATTCGTCTTGCATTACAAGCAAAGCGAACTGTTCAGCCTTGGCACTGGCAACACTTGCCTTGAAGTTCATAGTTGAGATCTCATCTCCTACGCAACGCGACTGGTCACGCGC